TAGAGCCTCCATAGCCCAGAAAGCAATGGAAGACTTTGAGAGGCTTGGTAGTTTCGAAAGTGTACCAACATTATCTACCACTCTAGATGACACAATCCAAAACGAAGCAATCAACCCTCAAACGCAATTTGGCTTCTTCTTTCTCGGAGATTTGCTATATACAATATTGGATTGTCAGTATGTTTCCGGCACACCAGTCGTTGGAGCCGAGAACATAAAGATTATTTTAACAGATTTTGATCTCCGACCATTCCTTCCGGACGAAGATGGAAATGCACCGTTAAACACTCTTATCTGCCCAATTGCATCTATTCCAATAACAATTGACGGATATAAAAGTTGGTTTATGAACGAGATATTAGGAACTGATCTTTATAACATGCCCGTTATGGAGTTTTTGCAAACTTTCGTAAACGATGTGTGCGGATGCTTCTTGTCGGAGATATGCTTTACTCGAGAAGAGGATAAGAGTATCTTATTTAGACAAGGAAATATCTTAGCGAATAAAAGCATTGATCTTTCCTCAACAGCGAGAGCTTTTAAGGGTGGAGATATTGTTATAGGTGAACAACCAAATTCCAGAAACTTTGAGGAGATTATGGAATCAAGCGAAGTTGATGGTGGAACCACAGACTCCGGAACAGACTTTTTTACTCTACAGGAAGGAGATCAGATAAACAAGATTTTTCCCCTTCATTTGTCATCAGGCCTTTATGGTCACCAAGTTATGGAGTATGCGGTTATATACGTTGATGCCCCACCAAAAAACATCGAAACAGGAACGGGAGTTTCGACTGATAACAGTAATGAAGGAATTTTACACTTTCACATCGGTGCGGACCGTGGAATACTTAAGAACGCATCTTGGTCGAAACAAAACGTTCAATACCTTCGGGAGTCCCGAATGTTTCGGAGCCAAGGATTGGGCAATTATGCTCAATTGGCGACATACTACAATGTTTCACTAAATTTGTTTGGAAACTTTCTATTACTTCCCGGAATGCAGTTCTACCTAGATCCATTCGCAATCGGAGGTCAGAAGTTTGGAAGACCAAATATTCCCGGTTCAGAGATCAAGGACAGTGCTGAGGATATTAACTTTTCTCGTTTGATGGGCATCGGAGGGTACCACCTTGTTACAGGTGTTAAGGCAACCATAACTCCTCAGAAGTTTGAAACATCGGTTGAGGGCAGATTTTTATATAGTGGTAATATAGATAATATAAAACCCTCACTTGATCGAGTTTTCCGTGATTCTAGTGATGCGAATATAGATGAAAGAGATCCAGACGAGATAATAGAAGGTGTAGAGAATTGCAGGAACGTTATATCACTAACACAGGCTCAGGTAATTGGGGAGTAATAATTATGGCTAAATATAATGGAAAAAATGAAACAAAGAGTTTGAAATACCTCTTTCAAGAGAGAAGTCGTTATTACGGCAATGCATATGAAAATGCCGACGGAACCAGAAAAGCAGGTATTGCCGATATCAACAGCTTTGAGACTGTCTTCTATGGAAGAGTGGATAAGAGCATGAATTCTGTGTTTCCGAAGCAGAGCAGTATCAAATACGGCTCTTCAATGTCTGTAAGAGGTGTGAATTTCGCTGTGGATGCTATGGAAGGTTTCTTGGCGGATTATAAGCAGACATTATCTGCTGGTGGTGGACAAATTGCTTTTAATGAGCAACATCCGTTTTTATCAAACATTAAAGTTTATAGGTCATATGAACCTCCTGAGGTTATGTATCAGAGATATATTGGAAATCTGATGGGACAAGTGCTAGAACAAATAATACAAAACAAAGACAGTAATAGTATACCAGACTTTCCTTCATATGTCAACTACTTTTTGAATTTTTTACATAATAAGGGACCTGATATGCCTTTTACACAGACAGCATGGCAGAAATCCACTCATTCAAACATTTTCACATCAGGACTTGCGTTTTCTATCGCAAACTTAGATTGTGGAAACGATCAAACTAAATCAGAGGTCTTCAAGGAAGATAGTAATTTCCTTCTATATCGACAGGTTGCTATGAACCATGGTTTCGCTATTTCACTTATTTGTCCATGGATAATGATCGCCAACCCAGATGCTGCATCGAATGAGAATTCTCACATGGGCGCGTATTTAATTAATAATAATATAATTAATTATAATTCTATATATAAATTATTATACAATCAATTATATCATACAGATATATTAGAATTAAAGAATCAATTAAGATTAAACTATAATCAATTCGTAAGTAGATTTCCATTATTAAAGAATTTATACTTTGGAAAGACTAAAACAACACAAACAAACCAAGTAAGACAACAAATTTCAGTTGGTGAAGTAAATAATCACTATTCCGATTTGCAATTTCACCTATTATATGCTAAAATAAGAAATATAGAAGAGGATCTTACATTCGATACCGCCGAGTTCGCCAGATTAGAAAAAAATGCAACTTTCTTTTACAAAAAACTTGACAACTTCAGAGCATTAAGTTATATTAATAATGAGTACAGAACATCCTACTATCAAAAACCGGGTGGTCTGAATGATTATCTAAACAAACAAAATACAATAGAAATTGATTCGGAGGATTAATGATATTTCAAGTTATTGACGACAAGAAAGAGTGTTTGGGCTATTTCTCGAATGGCAAATTACGTTTTCGTAAGCCAAACGATACCCTCACAGCTACTTGGGATTGGTCATCCCATATTGGAGATCTCGATGTTCAGTTGGCAAGAATATATGCCAACGGCAAGACAGTTTCCGAGATGTGTCCCGAACATCTCAAAACGAGATGGGAAACACATGAGAAAAGAATAAAAGCACATGTTCGTTCATTCATCCATTCAGGAGTGAAACTTTCAGACGTTTGCTTTTATGATCTCGTTCCAAAGAGCCATGTTGCTCATTATTACGAGACTTTCAACGAAATAACCGAGTGGGTTCTCGAGAACAACGAAAGACCTGCTCATTACCGCTTACTTCACGATATAACGGTAACTTGCAAAGAGATTGCCGACCAAGAGGTGAGAGTAAATTGGCCTCTCCTCAAGAGATTCGCACAAACAGACCAGAAAGCAATGTATCTCGCCAAGAGATATTGGGAACAACAGGTATTTGTCCGTTACAACCCCTATGGGACCGTTACAGGCCGTTTGGGACTTGAGGAGGGGTCTTTCCCCATTCTTAACTTAAAGAAGGAAATAAGAGACATTATCGTGCCTAAATATGACGGCTTTGTGGAACTTGACTTCAATGGTGCCGAGTTAAGGACCCTACTACACCTCTCCGGGCACCCACAACCCACAGGAGACATTCATGATTTCAATCAAAACAATATTTTTGATGATAATATTTCTAGAGCTGATGCGAAGACAAAGATATTTGCATGGCTATACAACCCAACTTCAACAGCAGTCGATACTGAGTATTACGACAAAACAAAGGTCTTGGAGAAACATTATGCAGAGGGAGTTGTCACTACTCCGTTTGGAAGAGCAATACCTTCAGATGATTTCCATGCACTCAACTATCTCATCCAATCAACTTCGTCGGACAATTTCCTTGATAGGGCAAACGCCATCCATCGATTCTGCCGAAACCTCAGAACAAATGTAGCGTTCCTTGTGCACGATTCAATTATATTAGACGTTCACTCGACAGAACGAGACGAGATAAGAAAACTTATTGAGATATTCTCCGACACAAAACTTGGAGAGTTCAAAGTAAATGTTTCAATGGGCAAGACCCTTGGATCAATGGAGAAAATACAATGAAAAAAATAATACATGTTAATCAACATAAGATTCGGAAGAATACAAAAGAAGGAACCGACGAACCTGTCCTAACAGTAAAAACATATAAAGAGAATGACTATGCTCATGAAGCCGTTCTCAAAACAAAGGATGGAGTTGAGATAGGCAGGGTCGTCTATAGACCTCACAAACCTTTGAGTTGTGGAGCAAGAGTGTGGATAGAATTCGATACAGACAATATCGATGTTGAACTGATAAGGAGATAAAATGGTAATTATAGGACTTGGAGAAGCAGGAAAAAACATATGCTCTAAAATGCCCAAGAATGGCAATATACGGACGATAGTTGTTGACGGGGGTAAACACCTTCCGAAGTGTTCAACGCACGAAGAATACGAAGCTAGCGTCCCTAAAATGGCAAATAAGCTGAGACTTGGAAAACAACAAGACATCTGGCTTATCACATCAGGAGCTGGAAAGGTTTCTGGTGCATGTTTGGCAATATTGGAACAACTTAAGGACCGAAACCTAAATGTGATCCATATATCGTCCGATCCCATTCTTCTCTCGAAGACTCAAACCAAGCAAGAACGAGTGGTTTTCAACGTTTTACAGCAATATGCAAGATCTGGCATGATTGACGTATTGTGGTTGTTTTCGAATACCCAGATAGAAGAGTTTGTTGGGGAAGGTACAATCGAGAACTATTATGACAATATAGATAACGCTATTATCAATTTCATCTCAAACTATGGATATTTCGCAAATACCGAACCATTTATGGGCTCTCATCATGAGCCAAAGGCGATCTCCCGAATTCGTACCGTGAGCATCGGAGACATAGAAAATAATCAAGAAAACTTATACTTTTTACTTGACAACATTACAGAATCATGTTATTTATATAGTATTAGTGAAGAAGATAAAAAGAATAATAAAACCTTTTTAACAAATGTTAAGAAGCATGTTGTTTTAGATAAAGAGAAAGACATAGAGTCATCTTTTGGCTTATGGGAAAATTCATCCAATATTTCTTATTTTTATTCAATAAAATTCACACATTATATACAGGAACAATAAAATGAGTACTATCTTAGAATACGTTTGGCTTGACGGTTACAAAACAGCCAATTTGCGTTCAAAAATCAAAGTTGGCGACTTTGACCACTTAGGATACTCTGTGACAAACATGAGTTTCCCCGTTGAACACTGTCCCGTCTGGAACTTTGACGGATCATCAACACAACAAGCTCCCGGATCTGCATCTGAGTGCATTCTGAAGCCTGTGAGAACCTATTGTTATAAACCTAGACACTTTATTATTCTATGTGAAGTCAATAATATTGATGGAACTCCTCACTCTTCCAATTCTCGTGCTGCTCTTCGTGGACTTCATGAAGGTTGTAAAGAAGGATTTTGGTGGGGCTTTGAACAAGAGTACTTCATCATGGAAAAACCCAAGCTTATTCTTGGGTGGAGAGAGCATTTCGCACCACCCCCTCAAGGACTTTATTATTGCAGTGTTGGTTCATTTAACGCCGTTGGGAGAGAATTAGTTGAAGAGCACATGCATACGTGCTTAAAGATGAATATAAAAATAACAGGCGTTAATGCAGAAGTAGCATTAGGGCAATGGGAATATCAATGTTTTTCTGATGATACTTTGAAAGCATGTGACGACTTATGGGTTTCCCGTTATGTTCTATCTAAATTAGCGGAGAAATCAGGATATGGCATCAATTTACACCCAAAACCAGTTGCTGGTGATTGGAACGGATCAGGATGTCATACAAACTTCTCAACCAACTGGATGAGAGCAGGAACCCGTGGAGAACAAGGAATTGTAGACCTTATGGAATCATTCAAGGAGAACAAAGATCAACACATGGCGGTTTATGGCTCAGATAACGAGAAACGTTTGACTGGACTTCATGAGACCCAACATATTGATACATTTTCATATGGCGTTGGTGATCGTGGTGCTAGCATTAGAATACCACAAGCAATGGTTGATAACGATTGGGCTGGTTATATCGAAGACAGGAGACCAGCATCCAATTGTGATCCATATGAAGTTGCTTCGGTGATCATAGGATCAACAAAAAAATAATTTGACAAACTTATCAAAGTATGTTATAATATGTATATCATTTAAAATGGAGGATAAAAATGAAGAAACTTGTACCATTATTTATGGGCTTTTTGCTGGGCTTTTCCAATCCAACAGCAGCCAAGACAACTACTTATAATGAAAAGAACATAGGAGCCTGTTTAGGAGGAGATTGGTGCCAAGGAGGTTTTCCCGGAGCATCTTACCTTAGAGTAAAGACAAAAACCGACGGAAAAGCATTCTCGGAATTTCAATATGGAGTTGCATTTCCAACGATACTGACTGTAAAAGCAGTAACTGGTGTTCAACTTGATAAGTCTCGAATAGGCATGGGTCTTAGACTTTATCCTTTGGCTTTTGGACCACAAGTAGAGCTTTATAAGAAAAAGAGATCATTCTCTATTTCAATAGAAGCATGTTATGGTTATTCCATGGACCCCGTGGGAATTCTTATAACATTTGGTTTTCGCAAGGAACCAAAAGTAATAAGATTATAAAAAAAAATAAAAAAATAATTTGACAAATATACCAAAGTATGTTATAATATAAATATCGGAGACACAATGGCATATAGAGACACATCAAACCGTTCTGGTGATAAAAACCAGACGATAGTTAAACTCGACCTTATTGATAAGGGCTGGATCATTCTAGAACCTAGTTCCAGAGATTCAATTTATGACTTAGTAGTTGATCGGGGAAATGGAAGGTTTGAGAGAGTTCAAGTCAAAACAATGTCTGGAAATTCTATCTCAAAAGTCATTGACCGCTCCGGTGAAAGAGTCAGTCATAATGGAAAAACAAGAAACTCAATAGATTATGCACAACATGGCATTGAGTGGTTAGTTGGAGTTAATAGAGAGGGAAAAACCCACTACTATCATATCTCAAACTATTCAAAGATCCCAACCAAGTCATTCAGTGTTAACAAGTATAAATCTGATTTGTTTCCAAAATTCGACGTTCCAAATAGACACTCGAAAAAAAGTAAAAAAATAATTTGACAAACTTATGAAAGTATGTTATAATATAAATACAATAAAACAAAAACCTTTATTAAGGTCGCTCTCACATCGCTGATAAAAAAAATAAAAAAAATACTTGACAAAATGTTAAAACATGTTATATTAATAACACGATGGTTGTTCTGGGAGGTCAACCGAAACATCAACTCTCTAACAAAATTGACAACTAACACCTGAGGAGGAAATATGTCTAATAATACAATCACAATCAATGCTAACGTCTATAGCGGTAGCTTCGTAAAACGCGACGGCACAACTCGTTCTATGCGTTTTATTAAGGAAAATGCGGTCCCTCAATCCCTTCGAGGATCTGGCCAAAAGCCTCAATACCTTGACTCAAAACACGAAGTAGTCTTCGATCTTGATCAAAATGGCTGGAGAGTCTTTAACCATGACACCGTAGTTACAGCACCAACTCATACGAGACAAGAAGTAACTATCAACGGATAGTAACACTAGCGTAACATTCATAAATATAAAAAAAACTTAATACTTAATAATTTGTATTCTTAGTTGTTGGCCGAGATAACCAACGTTCGTAAAAAAACTCGGTGCCTTTATCTTCTTATTGAGGCCTCAAATAGAAGCAAACTGGTTGGGAGCGATATTTAGCTCTCTGCCTTAGACAAATAAGTCATCTAAAATTAACAAAGGAGAAAACATGGCTATAAACTTAGAAGCAATGCGAGCTAAATTAAACGCAAGTAAGAACGGCGTGAAAGCGTCAAGAAACAATACGAAATGGCGTCCAAGTGAGGGCGATCAAACTATTCGTATTTTACCCACAAAAGATGGGGATCCATTTAAAGAGTATCATTTTCACTACAATGTAGGGAAGAATCCCGGAATCCTCTGCCCTAAAGCAAACCACGGAGAAGATTGTCCTATTTGCAACTTTGCCTCTCAACTTTGGAGAGATGGAGTACAAAATAACGACGATACTGCCAAACGAGAAGCAAAGAAATTGTTTGTTCGTAAACGCTACTTTTCTCCGATATTGGTTCGAGGGGAAGAAGCTGATGGAGTGCGAGTCTGGTCTTATGGCAAGATGGCATATGAAACTCTTCTCGGACTTGTTCTAGACCCAGATTATGGTGATATTACAGACTCCGAGGTCGGTACCGATATAGTTCTTAACTATAACGTCCCCGGCACACCCGGCTCTTTTCCAAAGACCATTCTTAAGCCTCGTAGACGACCATCGGTTTTGTGTGATGATGATGTCGCAGATTGCGAAGCTCTACTTGACTCTGTGCCCGATGTATCGGGCTTGTTTGAACGCAAATCCTCCGATGAAGTTCAAGCTATTCTGGATGAGTTCTTATCGAACGAGACCACCTCCGAAGGTCGTTCATCCGAAACAGCAAAGTATGGGACTGACGCAGTCAATGATGCTTTCGAAAAGTTAATGGGATAACGGAGCCAAGCCTCGCCCTCCGGCTATAAAGGAGGGCACCTTTCTCATTATAAAGGAGACAAAATGAAAAAGAATTTTATATTATTCTCAGCACTCATGTTTGGATGCGGAGATAAAGAAGACTCTGCCGAATTGTCGGAAGAGGTAACACCAGAAGAGGAGGTAGTTCCAGAAGAAGAAACTGCCGAGGAAGAGGTTGAATAACCTTTCCATCCGACAGGGAGGCAAACGGTTATCAGATGCCTCATACCATAACAACAAGGAAAAGAGAACAATATGGGAGAACTTATACAAATGAAAGCAGGAAAAATTAACATCAAAGAAATGAAAAGAAAAATTAATAAGTCAATGGGTCTTGAAGCGGCCTTTGATTTAAGAGAGAAAAATCCAACTCAAGTAATTGACTGGATACCAACAGGCTCTCGCTGGTTAGACTCCATTATCTGCAAAGGTAAAATGGCAGGAATACCAGTTGGAAAGATCACCGAATTGGCTGGTCAATCCTCTGTTGGTAAGTCTTATATGGCAGTACAGATAGCGGCAAACGCTCAGAAGAGAGACCTTTTCGTAGTGTATTTCGACTCAGAGTCTGCTATTGACCCGATGTTCCTTGAAGAGTCTGGAATAGACTTGGATAACAACTGGATGTACGCTCAGGCGATTACAGTTGAAAAGGTGTTAGGAACAATCGAAGACCTAATGAATGATTACCCTGAACAAAGGTTTTTATTCATCTGGGACTCAATAGCGGCTACTGCCTGTGAAAAAGACATTGAAGGGAACTTTAACCCACAAGCGACCATGGCCATGAAACCAAGGATACTTGGAAAAGGTTTTAGGAAACTTACACTGCCTCTGGCAAACCAACAATGCGCCCTGTTGCTTGTAAACCAACTCAAAACGAATATTACAAACAATATTGCGGAAGCATTGACAACACCTTGGTTCGCACCCGGAGGAAAGGCCATAGAATATATGTCTTCTCTTCGGATCTGGCTTACCTCCAGAAAGTCCAAAAAGTCATTTGTCTTTGACGAAAGTGGACGGAGAATAGGCTCAGAAGTAAAGGCAAAGTTGAAGAAGTCGCGCTTTGGAACGCAAGATCGAATGTGTGGCTTTCAGATACTTTGGGGTGACGGAATAGGCGTAATGGACGAAGAGTCTTGGCTTGAAGTCATCAAACAGTCATCCTCCTATCGAGTTGGGGGAGGTTGGTGTTACCTTAAAGGCCCAAAGGGCAAGGAGCATAAGTTCCGACAAAAAGACTGGAAAGGAAAGCTTGAAGATAAAAAGTTTAGAGAAATGGTCATCAAGATGATGGACTATGAATTGATCGAACAGTTTGATACAGGCAATTCAAATATCAAACTAGAAGGTGAAGATGAAGAATAACAACATGTAAGTTCTCCTATGTTGGCCCCCGATAATCCATCGGGGGTTTTTTTTATCTTTTTACTTGACAAATAATGAGAACGTGTTATATTAATATTATATTCGGAGGAAAAAATGGATTACACATATTTGTGGGCAGTTTTTGCCCTTGTATTTATCGTTATGCCGATCTTAGGATCTTGGGCGATACATCAGGAGTGGAGGTAAGATGAAGAATGAAAAAGATATCTTTGAAAATATAAATGATTTTCTATCTGGAAATATAAAAGTTCGTACATTTTGGATTAGAAATAAAGAGATGAGAAAAAAACCATTTAAGCCTTGGAAGACTGAACTTTGGAAAAAAAATAGAAAAAATAAAATAAAACAATGTTGCGAAAAATGTGGATCAACAGAAAGGTTGACAATACAACACACTTGGCATCCAAAGACATTTAAGAAATACTTATCTGAAACAAAACGAAATCTGGGGTATTCAAAAGAGTATAAAAAACACTTAGGTGAATATCCTAAAGATCAATTATTTCAAGAACAAATAGTTAAGAAAAAACACTGCACGGTTTGCAATAATAGTGATATTCATCTTGGCTTTAAATCAAGAAGTTATTTCTGCCGCAACAAACGGTGCAAGAACAACAAATCAGGGTTTAGTCAACCTAAAATAGTTGAACATAAAGTCTCTGTCAAAATCACCGATAAGTATCATATTGATAAATACAACAGATATAAGGATGAGTTTTTCTTAACTAGAGCAACTGAAAAATGGATAAAAGGTATGTATCGTTATGTTGATATGAGAGATGAAGATCATTACACAGCATGCAGAGATTGCGCCTATAAAGAAGATTTGGACAATGGCTTAATAGAAAAAGCCAGAAAGAGAGATGAGATTAGAAAAAACCACTCAACCAAAAAGCTAGAGCCCAAGCGCATAAGAAGAAGGCTGGGGCCAAATTCAAAACAAAAAACATTTTCACTTGACAAAAGATGAGAATGTGTTATAATATATTTACATTCGGAGGATAAATGAAAAACTTAATAATAATCGATGGTCTCAATATGTTTTTGAGATCATACATAATAAACCCAACAATGGACCCCAAGGGGAATATGATAGGAGGAGCCGTTGGCTTCTTGAAATCTCTTCAAAAGTCTTGCAACGACTTTGATGCCGATGAGATAATCATCGCATGGGACGGCTCTGGAGGGTCGCAAAAGCGTAAAGATATGGACAAGGGCTACAAAGCAGGTAGGAAGCCCGTACGGTTCAATAGAAGGATGTTTGAACTTTCGGAGACGGAAGAAGAGAATAATAAAGCCTACCAACACGTTAGGCTTATGGAATATCTCAATGAGATGCCAATCATACAACTTATTGTTGATTATGTGGAAGCCGATGATATAATCGCCTATCTCAATGATCATGAGAAGTATCATGAATATCATAAGTATATTATTTCAAGTGATAGGGACTTCTTCCAACTAGTTGGGGAACGAACAACTCTTTATCGACCAATACAAAAGAAACTTGTCAACAAGGTCGACCTTATCTCGGAACATGGTATTCATCCCAACAATTTTGCTCTTGCTAGGGCTATTGCGGGTGACAAATCAGACAACCTTAGCGGGGTACCACGAGTTGGTCTCAAAACAATTAAGAGTCGTTTTCCTTTTATGGCTGACGAGGAAGTTCAAACTGTGAAAACACTCACAGATTATTGCAAAGGTTTAGACAAAAAGATCAGCGCTCACACAAAAATTATCGAACACGCTGAATTGATTCAGCATAACTATGAGATCATGCAACTATATGATCCATTGATAGGTGGGAATGCAATAAGACAAATTGATTATGCAGTAGAAAATTTCGAACCAGAATTCAATAAAATAGGCCTTCAGAAGCTCTTAATGGCAGATGGCCAAATAACGATGAAGTTAGATAACCTTTATCGAATTTTAAGAAAGATAATTTCTTGACAATACAGTAAAACGTGTTATACTTAATATTACATTCGGAGGTAAATATGGATAGAAAAGAAACATTTAGTAATATCGGAGGAAGGCATTTTCAAGAGAGCCTTTGCCAGATTATGTTGGAGGATCGCCCGTTTTGCGATCAAATCATGGAAGTGCTTGAGATCGACTTCTTTGAAAGCGTAGATATTAGAGCATTCGTGCAGATCTTAACAGAATACAAGGAGAAGTACTCTCCAACGCCACATCCAAGTTATGATATGATGGCATCTCTTATTAAAAGCAATGTAAAGAGTTTTGATAAGAGCACTGGGGAAAGACTGAAAAAATTATTCATCAGTTTCAAAACCCGAGCAGTGGAGAACAAAGAGCACGTTATTAACACGTCCATAGACTTCTGTCGTAAACAAGCACTGAAGAAGGCTATGATGAAGTCAGTAAAACTCATCCAGAACTCTTCTTTCGATGAGATCGAGAAAGAGATTCAAGCAGCCTTGACACTAGGTACAGACAACAACTTTGGTCATGATTACATTACAGACGCAGAGGCCCGTTTTGAAATCCAGTCCCGAAGTCCAACAACAACCGGTTGGCCGCAATTAGATGAGATAACTTGTGGAGGATTCGGTGTAAGAGAACTATCCGTTGTTATTGCCCCAACAGGTGCCGGTAAGTCGATGGTTTTAGTCCATCAGGGGGCTACAGCCTTAGAGCTTGGAAAGACGGTTGTACACTACACCTTGGAGCTTGCAGACACTATTGTGGGCCAAAGATACGACTCTTGTATAACAGGAGTTGGATTAAAGGATTTGATACATTCTAAAGATATCGTCATGGAAAAGATAAAAGATGTAGCAGGTCGACTAATTATTAAGGAGTATCCGACGAAATCAGCGTCAACGAAAAACATTGAGAATCACATTGAAAAGCTCATGAAGCGTGGTATCAAGCCTGACGTCGTTATTGTTGATTATGCGGATTTATTAAGACCTAGAAAGTCATCATCCGAAAAGAGGCATGAATTGGAAAACATTTATGAAGAACTTAGAGCCATAGCCCAAAAACACGAATGTACTGTATTAACAGCATCGCAAACAAATAGGGGTGGACTTAATGCCGAAGTTATCACAATGGAATCCATATCAGAAGCCTTTAACAAATGCTTCGTAGCAGACTTCATCTATTCACTTTCTAGAACACCAACAGATAAGCAGTCCAACAAGGGACGCATATTTATTGCAAAGAACAGAAATGGCCCTGATGGGCTTGTGTTCAATGCTTTTGTTGATTGGTCTAATGTTAATATAAAAGTCCTAGATGAAGCACCAGAAGAACCACAGATGGGTGCAAAAGACGCCCTGTCATATTTAAAGAACAAATATTCAAATTTATCAGGATCAAAATAATAAGGAGAACAACATGGGAATTGCGAATAAAATATTATCAGAAATAACTGTACACATGAAGTACGCTAGATATCTGCCCGAGGAGCAGAGAAGAGAAAACTGGGTCGAATTAGTTACCAGAAACAAGGAAATGCATCTTAAGAAATTTCCCAGTTTAGACAAAGAGATAGACTGGGCATATCAATATGTTTATGACAAGGAGATATTGCCATCAATGCGATCAATGCAGTTTGGAGGAAAACCCATAGAAGTCTCTCCCAATCGTGTCTTTAATTGCGCTTATGCTCCGATAGACGATATTCGTGTATTTGGAGAGATTATGTTCCTTTTATTAGGCGGAACAGGCGTTGGATATTCAGTTCAGCGGAGCCATATTGAGAAACTGCCGGCCATCAACAAACCAAACCCAAAGAGAACCCGACGTTTCTTAATTGGAGACTCTATCGAAGGTTGGGCTGATGCTGTTGGTATGTTAGTTAAATCCTACTTTAAGGGAACAAGTCGTCTAAGATTTGACTTTTCGGATATCCGTCCGAAAGGTGCAAGACTAGTTACATCCGGCGGTAAAGCACCCGGCCCCCAACCATTGAGAGAATGTCTTGTTAAAGTTGAAGGAATACTCGATTCAAAAGAAGAAGGTGATCAACTATCATCTATCGAAGTCCACGATGTTGTCTGCCACATCGCCGATGCCGTCCTTGCTGGTGGTATTCGCCGTGCTGCTCTTATCTCTCTTTTTTCTGCCGATGATCAAGCTATGCTTGCAGCAAAAGCAGGGAATTGGTGGGAAACAAATCCTCAAAGAGGTAGGGCAAACAATTCTGTTGTTATCATGCGTCATCGCATTGATAAGGATACATTTCTGGATTTATGGGATAGAGTTAAGCAATCAGGAACTGGTGAGCCCGGTTTTTATTTTACTAATGATAAGGACTACGGTTGTAATCCTTGTTGTGAGATATCTCTCCGCCCTTTTCAATTTTGCAACCTCACGGAGATAAATGTTAGTGATATAGAGACTCAAGAAGAATACGAAGACAGGTCTCGAGCCGCATCCATCATTGGAACCCTCCAAGCATCATATACCGACTTTCACTACCTCAGGCCAGTATGGCAAAGAAACACAGAGAAAGACTATCTTATTGGAGTTTCAATGACAGGGATAGCATCAGGTAATGTACTTAAGTTGGATATGCCAAGAGCTGCGGAGATTGTAAAGCTAACCAACGCAGAAATTGCGGAGAAAATAGGAATAAAGCCAGCAGCTAGGTGTACAACAGTGAAACCAGCAGGAACAACCTCTTTAACACTTGGAACGTCAAGTGGCATTCACGCATGGCACAATGACTATTACATCAGACGCCTAAGGGTTGGAAAGAACGAATCAATATATCAATATCTAACAATAAGGCACCCAGAGCTTGTTGAAGATGAATACTTCAGGCCACATGACACAGCAGTCATAAGTGTACCTCAGAAGGCCCCAGAAGGCTCTATAACGCGTCACGAGAGTGCCTTGGACCTATTGGGTAGGGTAAAAGATGTGCACCTTAAATGGGTCAAGAAAGGCCATAGAAGTGGACAAAATTCAAACAACGTTTCGGCAACAATAACTATTAAACCAGACGAATGGTTTGAGGTTGGAGAATGGATGTGGGAAAACAAAAACAATTACAATGGTTTGTCTGTTTTGCCTTATTCTGAGCACAGTTATAAACAGGCTCCGTTTGAGGACTGCGATGAAGAAACGTATGAGAAACTACTTACTACACTGGTTGAAGTCAATCTTGACGGTGTGATCGAGATAGAGGACAACACAAATCTTAAAGGCGAAGCCGCTTGTGCTGGTGGAGCTTGCGAAATAATCTAAGGAGTATATTATGAAAGAGAGAATGGAAAAACTTATTGAGAATCTCCAAGCAGCAATAGCTGATTTGGAAAAGGTCGAAGAACATGCTTATGGATATAAGTCTGCTGCGGTCCGAGCAAGAAAGATCATGCACTTGGCAAGAACAGAATTGCAAGAACTCAGAAAGGAAGTCCAAAGCAAGAAAAACTTGGGTTAAAATAAAAAAAACTTGACAAATGCCTCTTAATGTGTTATATTATTAATAATACTTTTTAAGAGGTATTTTTTGCTATTCGGCTTTAGGTGTTGGGTAGATTTCATAGCAACTTTTCTTTGCGTGATGATCGTGGTCATGGTGTGAGCACGACGTTGTAGCTGAATAAGCCGGTGTAGACCAAGGTAAACTAAATTTCACACCCTGTTTTTTATTTGGAGGTAAAATGATAAAAGAAATATTCAATAGACATGTCATGGTTGAGATACTTGACGAACAAGAAGAAGAGAAAGATAAGGGCTTTTTGCTGCCCGAGGATTACATGAAACCAAAATCACCGTATGCATTGGGTAAAATTATAACCTATGCTGATGACTGCAATCTCTCCCTATACACAGGTGACGTAATTATTTTTCAAAGATCTATGCTTCAAGAAATGGAGATAAAGGGTCAAAAGATCTATTTAATCTTAGAAAACTACATATTTGGGAGTGTTAATGATGAAACTAACTAGAGATTTTTTAAAGAAACTAATTTTGGAAGAGATGGGCTCATCTCCGATAAACGAAGAACAGATCGGATTAGGTGAAGCAAGAGCAGCTTTAGCGGCTCAATTCCAAGCCGGCGGACCGTATACTGTCGCCATGCTCTCAGCAGAGAATCCACCAAACCCACCACCAGATTGGAACAATCAAGCAATGATGGAAGATTTAGTGAAAAATATGGAATCTCAGGGTTTGAGGTATTACCCAATAGATGGTCAATATTTCGGAACAGCTGAAAACTCGTTTCTTGTAGTAAATGCCCCTAAAGCATCTATCGTTTGGCTTGGTAAAAAGTATTTACAAGACTCCGTTATCTGGGGTGAAAAACAAAGAGCTATGGCAGATGAAGGAGCAGGAGCAAACATCTATTTTAGATTTTTATTTATCCAGTGCCATCCCGAAGAAGGGCCTGAAGCAGAGAAATACACCGTTTCTGATGAAAAGGATGTTATTTTGAATGACGCTAGTATCCAAGGGAGACAAGATATGTTCTCGAGAATTGGAAATGAGAAGTTTGTTATTCCATTCTTTACAGACCCAGATATGGAATACAAGGCCAATGTAAGACCTGAGAAAATCGATAACGTCGATGGACGTCAAATTGGTGGAATATACGAGGTGAAGGGTGAGTGATCGATACAATCGAACGCTATTTCTCTATAATGATCAGATTGGCAGGGTTAGTTATGTTGACCATATGGGTACTGACCTTACCATCGTTAATAGTGCTAGGGTTAGCTTTGGTAACACAAAAGATGAACTCGATGATAAAGATAAGCGACTGGTTAAGTATCTCGTTAAGCACAAACACACTTCAACATTTGAGCATAACGTTATTACTTTTAAATTTGTTGTGCCTCTCTTTGTACGGTCTCAGCACCACCGTCACCGTACGTGGTCTTACAATGAGATATCGAGAAGATATACAGATAAAGGCTTGGAATTCTATCTACCAGAAGTATTTCGAACACAACACGAAAGCAACAGACAAGCATCCGACCCCAAAAAACTGATTAACCCCAAAATGTGGGATTTAGATGATGGTGCGATGATGGACGCGTCTATTAGGGTTTCTGATTATTTGAGTATATGCACGGACAAGTGCCTTGATGCATATAATGATATGTTGGACAAGGGCATCTGCCGAGAACAAGCGAGAATGATACTCCCACAGAACTTATATACCGAATACTACGGAACTTGCAACCTTTCGAATCTACTTAAATTTATAGACCTTCGCACTCATGAGGGTGCGCAATGGGAGATTCAGAGAGTTGCTGAAGCATGTTTGGAAATTGCTAGCGACTTATGGCCTGTAGCTGTTGGGTCGTATCGTGAAACCAAAGATGGAAGAATTTCAGAAAGCACCACCTAAATTTAAACTCGGAGACCTAGTCAAAATTAGAAACTTGGGTCTTTTATTCGCTCAATATGAAGGTGCCAAAGCTGAATACGGCTTGATAAACTGTGAAGCCTATCACTATACCAAAACTAGCACTAAGGATATCCTGCTTTTTGGTTGGTGGACTTATGACGTTTTAATAGATGGCAAACTAATTAAAATGATGCCAGAGACGTTTTTAGAAGAGGTAAAAGTACATGAAAATACGGATATTGAGAAAGAATAAATTTCTTAGAGAATCTATCACAACCGATAGATATAAACAAACACAAACAAGAGCAACGGGAGAAATTACACACGCTCCGCAAGAGGTTCAAGAGTCTAGAATTGAGATAGGCGTTAATATAGACAGATTTTTACAACGACCCTATTTGACTGTTGGCGAAGAAATGATGGATGACGATGGTGAGGTAAGGAAGATAACAAATCCAAAAGAAACAAACTTATTATTATACGTCTATAGAGGAGTAACACCTGACGGTAAGCTACAAAATAACCAAAATATAGCAGCAGTTAACAGAGAGTTAAACGAAAGAGTTGGTCACTTTCTCATGAGTTTGAACTCTTATGACAAGAAAGTCTTAGCTTCTGATGTTGATTTTATAATCCAAAATATGTTGGATGAAAGATCAGCTGATCAAGAGCAAACTCACCAATCGACACATATGCTCAAAAATGCTCCCGGTCATTTTGATGATTATGTATTTGCAACAAGAAGACGCTCTGTTTATAAGGATACAAGAGCAGGAAAAGATTTCATGCTCAAAAGAACACCAGAGTTGAAGAATATCCCAGAACAACATCACTTTTTATTCTCCATGGAAAACCTAATGGGAAGAGTAAAACAGGCCTTGGGCGAGCAACCAGACTCAGAGATTCCACCGTTAGATCCTGTTTCTTACGATGCAAACTATCGCTTGGGAGATCTCACCGAAGAGATAGAAAAGGAGCGTAACCAAGAAGTATCAGTAGCCGACAGGAGCTATGCTAAGATGGTAAGAAACTTTTTTATATTGACATATGGTAATCCACATGATCCAATATTGCAAATGCCCCCTGAAAAGCAATTAGAATTGATGGGGCCTTATTTAGAAATGCTATTGATTAGGACAAAACAGAGCTTAGACGCATGGGAAAAGCCGGTTGAATTTTTTGAATTCTTAGATATCGTCGACAATGTTCCTGAGATCTTTTTCGTTAAATATGCAGAAGTGTTTGAATCTTTCATTATGGGAATAGAAAAACAAGGCCACACTAGATAGGAGGAAAGTTGAATAAATTATATTTTGATAAAGTTGTAGTTGGCGGTTCATTGACTGCTGTGATGTATGCATATAAAAACAACCTCCCGATAATAGTAGATATCCCACATATCCCGTTCCAATTGGATCTCTGCCCAGAACATTGGGATTTATCATTTATAGGGTTTTCAAACAAGCTCCACCACCGAAAGAGTCAAGTTTGGGATCGCTTATTATTTATATTGTCAATGGCCGGTCTGGTCATATTTCCCAATAACATACAGACGTTTCGACTGGAAGACGACAAAATGGTTATAATAACTCTCGATAATAAGAAGATTGAGGTGGCTTATAACGAAATGATCGAGTTTGACAAAGAAAAAACAGACGAAATAGTACTATATGATTGGTTTGCGGTCAGATCAGGAGCAAGACACCAGTTTAATGCCTTGGCAGATCCAACATCAGAATTCTGCCACACGCTATTGTTTCATCCATCAACCAGAAAATCAACCAGAACTGACATGAAAGACGTTTGCTCTCTATCAACTATCTCAGAGAATGAGATTGACGATCCTTATTATTCAGAGACATATGCCCGTCTCAAAACCTTGAGAATGATGAAAGATGCCGGAATTAGAGGGCAATCAAATGGATACAACAAGAAAGGACTTCAACTTCACTACGCTGTGAAGATAGAGCACATGTACCGAGAGATATATTATAAATACAACAACGGTTTCTCAATCGAAGAGATACTGGACATACAACTAGATAAAGGAAGTCAACTGTGGAAATTAACTCAAAACCTCACAATACAAACTCTTACCATTTAGCTGGTATTGTACCTTGTGCGGGACAACCCTTAGACTTTGGCATGGAATGGCCAGACTTTATGATGCCCGTTGCAGCCAACTACACCATGTTAGAAGCCGCTATTTACGAGTGTGCCTATGCTGGGTGCGAAACGATATGGGTGGTCCTTCATGCTGATACGGCGCCGTTTGTAAGGCATCGCATTGGAGATTTCATCCAAGACCCCGTTTGGGCATTTAGAAAGCACGATCCATATCCCGATGAGTCGAGACGAAGGATACCAATATTCTATGTCCCAATACATCCAAAGGATAGAGACCGTAGAGACTGTTTGTCGTGGTCTGTTATCCAAGGAGCACTAACATGCCTCAAAGTGTCTTCAAAGCTCTCTAAATGGTTAATACCGGACCGCTATTGGGTTTCTTTCCCATATGGAATATTCAATCCTGCCGAGATAAGAGAACACAGAAGTAAAATATCTTCTAATGAGAACTTCTATGTAACATATAACGGACAAGCAATGAATGAGAATCACTTCGCATCTTTCTCATTTGGTAAAGACGAATTCATAAGATACAGAAGAAACATCAGAACAGGAACAGGAATGTATGCAGATGGAGAATATAACGCTTCTGGAGCGCCATCTAGAGTTTTACCAGCAATTGAACAATATTCAGCAAGATGGTTTGACCTTAAATATGTTTTTACAGAACTAGATATAACACCTGATAACTCTTATGAACCAAAAGAGTTTTTTAATCTTGGATCGTGGGAAGATTATAGGAACTATTTATCTTCGGAATACTCCCTCTCAGTCAAAAGACCTCATGAAAGAATAATAAAATATTCAGAATTTCAACGAATTGCACTTGACAGATCAGACTAGGTATGTTATAATGTCTATAAGAGTAAAGAAATATAAGAAACTTTTAATGGAGGTTAAGTTTTTAAGAAGCGAACTTGAATATCAAGAAGCCGTACTATTGGATGCACATTTGGTTTTTGAAAATAAGTATAGAGAATATTGTGCCAACAATGATATTGATTTGAATACTGCAAATCAAGAAAATACGGAGAGAGTTGAAGAGATGTTTGAGTCCTCTGAGCGAAGACTGGCCATAATAAACAAGAAACCCGAGAAAAAAGAAGAGAAGAAGATGAACAAACTGTATAGGCAACTGGCAAAAGAATCTCATCCCGATAAGAATGGCGGAGACTCAAAAGTCTTTAAAATGATAAACGAAGCTTATGAGAATGGAGATTGGTCTATTTTATTAGAAGAAGCTCTAGAAAGAGGAATAGAACCAGATAATATAACAGAGGTAATGCCTCTTTTGAAACAAGAGGCCTTTAAACTTAAACAGAAAATAGAAAAAAACAATGGAATGTATTCTTGGAAGTTCTATGAATGCGAAGACGACGAGAAATGTAGAGAACGTTTAATAAAAGTTTTCTTAAAACACTTATTTAAAATGGAGATATAATGATATTATCAATACTACTAGCATGTTACGGAGACGTAAGTATCATGAAAAGAGAAGAAGAGACAAAGGATACGTCCGGAGTTACGGTCACAACAGAGCCCACATCAGAGCCATCCTCGTCATCTCAACCAACATTTGAGCCGAGTTGGGAACCTTCCGGAGAACCATCATTCGAGCAAACAGAACGCAGTGGAATATCCGGATATACTTACTTAAAACTAAGACAGGTCGCTTGTCCGGCTTGTATGGGCGAGCCCCAAGATATTTCAATACAATTCGCAGCAACATTTCACCAACCATCATCTGATGGCCACACCGAATGGATGCCACCGAATGGACAATGCACAAACAACTTAATATCAACCAGTCCATCAACAGTTCCAATAGATGTCGGTCCCTCTATCTATATAGAAGGAGAATACCATACGTTCTCAGCAAACCCAGTTGCTTTTGGAACATACGAGTACAACCAGATCTGGGAATCACAACTGGAAAGGGATAGCAGATATGACGTATTTACAGACGAAGGGAACTATAGTTTTATTTCCTCTCATGGTTTCGATTTTATTGAACCATATACCATGCTTTGGGTTGATCCATATTATGCTTTTGAAGCCCCAATATACCGCTCCGGAGCAACATTTACGTGGGGACCGACCAGTTCCGACTCTATTTTTATGGTCACCGTCGCAGTCTACTCTTGGGACGGATCACAATTTCTTGGATATGTTACCTGTACCGGACCGGACCACGGCACAATGACGATACCCTCACAATATTTACAAAGTTATCAAGTTGGCTCATTGGCAGCAATTCACCTTGTCCGTCATAAAATCGAACTTGTTGAGACTGATATAAATAATTCATATGTGGAAACCCATATGGAATGGGAAGTCGTCGGTACCGGCACTATTTATTAGACAGGAGGTGTGCTATGGATATATGTCCAGTTTGTGAATGTGATCCTTGCGATTGCGGATGGGGGAGTTATTGTGGAACTGAGAACGGGAACATTGATACAATATTTATCGCTAGTCCACTATGGTGGGAACACGATGGGAATGATCTTGCATCCTCCTTGTTTGCGCCTTGGCCTGACTACGATGCATGTCTGGAACATATCCAAGAGTTGTGTGGAACGGGTGGATTTACGGGAACTTATACGGGTAAGGTGGTATTGACTTTTAAATTAGGCGATCCTATAAGATATTTTCCAAATAGCGATTTGTTAAATGACAAGGGTGTTTGGATGATAAAAGGCATAATTAACAAGCATAGTTTAGACTGCTCTTGGTATGATTATGAGATAACAAATGGTTGGGAGACCACTTTGTGCAGACAAGAAGAGATTTTCAAACTGGAGGTATAATGAAAGAAAATAAGAACACATATATATGGGAGAGACTCTCAAAGCACTTAGATGATAAAATGCAAGACTTTGTCATTGACGCATTCGATGAATGTTTTGATTACTCAGTGCCGAGACCTTGGGATAAGATAATCGCCGACTTGGTGAGACTTATTGAACATAAGGTGTCGTACGACAAAACCACTATAAAAATAGTTCAAGTAAAAAGCAAATTCGGCTTCTTGCGTTTTTACACCCAAGGAGACACTGATGATTATATTAGTGGTGCAATAAAAATGGCTGAGATACAAACTGAAAAAATATGCCCACATTGTGGTTCATATGACAAACCAAAAGTCAAAACTGGTCGATACCTTAAAGGGTGTACGATATGTGATAACATTGCGAGGTTCGAGATGACATGACTACCCCACCCGAAAAATTCGTAAACATAAGTGTGGATGAATTGCCAATCGATCAAACTCCAAAATTCAAAATAGGAGATTTGGTCTTTATAAGGCCGGGAGCTGTCGGAAGTGCGTTCGGTTTTTATTTAAAAGATGGTATGGGCGTTATAGCAGAGGTCACTGCATTTAAGGTGATAGGGTTCGATTGTTACAAACCACAGCCAATATATGTTGTGGAATATAAGATTAAGAGAATAGATGGAGGAGAATATTGTCATGTTATGGAAGGTTCTCTTATTTTAGTAGAGACAGATATTTGAGATACTAGTTATAGTATGAGATATAAAGAAAAATACTTCGTTGTAATCAAGGATCAAGGCATATTTAAAAAGGGTATGACATGCTATTGTTTCAACGAACAAGAGGACTTCATCTGGGTCTGGTTTCAAAATCCCTTATTTGGCGATTTTCATGAAGCAAAGATATCAAAAGAGAACATGTCCTTATTCCAAGAAAAATCAAGATTTTTACTTGATAGGTAGTAATATGTTTAAAGAATTTTATAGAAGAATATACAAGTCAAAAAAGACAATTTCAAAAGAATCAGCGGCCAAGCTGATGGAAGAAAAAGATACTTTGTTGATTAACATACAGAAAAGAGAGCAACAAATTGATAAATTTAGGATTTTGTCAATTGAAGATCCGGATTTTAAAGAGCGATATTTAAGAAGAATATCTGTTCACAAGGAATATATATTAAAACACAAGAACAGAATTGAGCAAATTGAAATGATTTTGCTTGACAGTTAAGACAAAACATGTTATAATATAATTATCACACAAGGACTCTTAGCTCAGTTGGTTAGAGCACCCGACTCATAATCGGATGGCCCAAGGTTCAAGTCCTTGAGAGTCCACCATTTTTAACGGAGAAAGAATGAAAGTATTCAGCAAGAAAAACCTTCCAAAGGTCAAAACAGTGAGATTCAAATACGAAGTAGGAACAGTAGTGGAGATCCGACCTTTTTCACTTGGAAGGTTCCACCGAACCGCAATGTCAAAATATAAAGGACAACTTGGAGTTGTTATTGACGTTGGAGACAGCAGACCATTATGGGTAGATGTTCTCCTATTTTCAGGAAAACACATCAAAATAAGAAAAGAGTTTGTTAAACTTAAGTTTGAATTACTAACAAAGAAAGGGAGATAGCATGGTAGAATTACATTGTCATTTAGATGGGTCGTTAAGGTCCAGTACCTTGGAAGATTTACTCCACCAAAAAAATTACCCAATACCCGAGGATATCTATTTTCATCCGGGAATGGGGATACACGACGCACTATCAAAGTTCAAAATAACACTATCGGCTCTCCAAGAACCCGACGCTGTTGAAAGGGTCACAAGAGAGATATGCGAAGACTCACGAACATATGGAGTATCCCACACGGAGATAAGGTTTGCCCCACAACTACACAATGGTGCTCACGTCGAAGAGATCGTTGATGCCGCCATTAGTGGGCTCGACGAGAACGCCAACCTTATTCTTTGCGGACTATACGGAGAACCACCAAGTGTATTGAATACCCTTGTTGAGATTGCAAGAACTCGCCCAAGAGTTGTCGGCATTGACCTCGCAGGAGCACCGAGAGAAGAACATCGATATAACCTATTAGACTATGACAAACCATTCACCAAAGCGAGAGATATGGGTCTTGGAAGAACCGTACATGCCGCTGAAGGGCGTTCGCCAAAGGAAATCGAAGTTGCGATCAACTTCCTTCATGCCCAACGCATTGGTCACGGACTAACACTATTGAATGACTGGAAGACCCTTGACCTTGTATTGGAAAAAGAAGTAACCATCGAAGCATGCATAACATCCAACCACCATACTGGGGTTATAAAGGCCATTGTCGATCATCCCATAAAGCAATGGGTTGACGCCGGAGTTAAGGTTGCAGTATGTGCGGATAATATATTATTATCAAATACACTCTTGGCAAAAGAGTATGCTATCGCAAGAACATATTGCGATCTCACACATAAGCAAATTAACCAGTGCAAAACAAATGCACAACAAGCTATTTTTCAACGGAGGTAACAATGGCACAAAGAAAAAAACAACGGAAAGAGGGAACGGGAACTGGTATTGATACCAAGGACCGCTCAAGAGAGAAGATAGAACCACCAAAGAAGTATAAGATTGTATTACATAACGACGATTATACTCCCATGGACTTTGTCGCAGCAGTATTAATTGATGTGTTCCACATGTCTATTGATAAAGCAAATGCGATCACCATGATGGTCCATAATGAGGGCAAGGGCATTGCCGGCGTTTATTCAAAAGAAATTGCCGAGATGAAGATCATCCGATGTCATGACCACATTAAGAGCCATGCTCATCCCTTGCTTATAACAATGGAGGCGGAATGAATCAACACGAACAAAAAATGTGGTTATTGGTTGATGGCATTGTCAAAAAGCTCAAACGAGCAAGATATTGGACAACATCAGTCGATGATTACAACCGAGAGCTTATGATGGCTCTTTCGCTATTAGAAGAAGTATTGAGAAAGATCGAAAAGGAGAAAAGATGACTTCATTTTATATATTAATGTTATTGAGTATAATCAGTGCGATTATATTGTTTATCGGATGGATCAGTGAAGATTGATCACATTGCCATGCAGGTTAAAGACCCAAAAGAAGCAGCCGAGTGGTATCGAGATATCTTTGACGCCGAGATCCTATATGTTGATGATACTTGGGGTCTTGTTCAATTTGAGAATATAAAGCTAGCCTTTGTATCAAAGCACCAACATCCTCCTCATATTGCTTTTGAGGTTGATGAGTTCAACGATAATGATTGTGCTAAGCCCCATAGGGACAGCAGTTTATCCGTCTATAAAGCAGATCCATTTGGAAACATTTACGAGTTAATCAAGTATAAAAAATAGTTTGTACCAATGATGCGACAAGACTGTTTTCCATTATCTTATATGCTATTTAATATAGCAAAAAAAACAAAGGAGAATTGCTGTGTCTTTATCAATGGTATATGGCTCTATTGGTTTTCTCTTGGCGGCTTATTCCGTTATTGGAAACGATAGTGCTCAAACGCTCGGAACCTTTATTAGTTCCAACAGCAAAAAGGTTAAATGGTATTGGATGTGGGCTTTCACATCGGTTATCTTGACCGCAACCCTTTTATCGGGTTGGTATGGTGGCGATATTGCATTTGGGAGATTGGATAAGATCCCTCTTCCCGAACAGTTCTATTGGTACCACGCAGCAGCACCAATATTGTTGCTCGTCCTTACTAGGTTTGGTATTCCCGTCTCGACAACTCTGTTAACCCTTAGTGCGTTCTCAAGTGGTCTTGTCTTGGAGAAGATCATAATGAAGTCCGCTCTCGGTTATGGCGTTGCCGCCATTGCTGCTTATGGTATTTGGACGGTGGTCTCTCGGTTTCTCGATGAGAAGCAACCGGTCAAGGAAGAACACAAAAGATATTGGTCGATGGCTCAATGGTTCTCAACTGGTCTCTTGTGGTATATGTGGCTGTCTCATGACATTGCCAATGTATTCGTCTATCTTCCAAGAGACGGAGTGTCTCTATCAACTATGCTTGGAGTTATTGCTATCCTTGTTGGAGGTCTCGCTCATTTGTTCTATACAAAAGGTGGGAAGATTCAAGAGATCGTCTTATCCAAGAGCGGAACAAGATTCGTTCGTTCGGCTTGTCTCATTGACTTGTTCTATGCAATGGTTCTTTGGTATTTCAAGATACACAGTGCAATCCCTATGAGCACGACTTGGGTCTTCGTTGGACTATTGGCCGGCCGAGAGTTGGCCGTCTATCGCACATTCAATAAGGGGAAAGAGATCAACGTGATCTTTCCAATGCTCGTTGCAGACTTCTTAAAAATTATGATCGGACTTGGATTGTCCGTCGCAGTGGTATCAGGTGTTATTTATTTCGATTCTTTATAGAAAATACTTGACAAATATTACAAACATGTTATAATATAAGTATCATAACAACAACGGAGGAATTATGAACAAACCTAAATTAAGAGAAGCGTTTAACTACACAGATATCGAAGACAGAATATCTTCACTAGGGTACCAAAACCCTCAAATAGACAAGGGTGATTCTCGACAAAGAGAAGCTTGGTTCCTTATCAAGGAATATAACTTGTCTGTAAAATTATTAAATATCAAGAGTCTACAAGGATTATTTGCTAGCCACGAAGATCCTCATTTTGGCTACTTCCAATGCAGGATGACTTCTGAATCTTTTGAAAAAATCGATCAATTAGAGGAAGAATTCTATGTTGAAGGTAAAAAACTCAACAGACTACCTTTTGTTTTCAAAGTTGATGGCAAATACTATATTTCAATTGGAAACCACAGAGTTAGAGCAATATTGAAAGGATTTAAAAATTATCCCAATTCACAGTTTACAGGACATTGCATTCTTGTTGACTGTGATGATCTCCTTACTGTTGATGAGAAAAACGACATTGGTAGTGATATTGCCAGCCTTTCTAATAAAGAGACAGGTGATGAAACACAACCAGAAACTGCTGAAGATATTGCTCATCAAATTACCACAAAGTTTGACATCAAATCAAAACTAGACCCTGCAATGTTAAAATATACTGAAGAACAGAAACTAGAATGGGCTGATAAATGGTGCCAAGAATGGAAACCAAACACCTCTTCTAGATTAAAGACAAGGGCTAAGAACATTGCTTTTGCTGGACACATCAGTCAATCCATTCCTTTCCAAGATGATGAGAAGATTAATGTTGAATGGAAGAAATACTGGCCTTCATCTACTTGGAGCCCGGAAACTTCTTTAGTTCCACAAAAAAGATATGCTACGCATACTGGTAACTTTCAAAAAACTACAATGGCTGCTTTCTTAGCTAGAAAAGTTTGGACGACCACTGGTGATAGAATTCAAGCCTGTGTGAGAGTTGGTGATACTTTAACAAAAGATATCACTAGTGAAGAATACATAGGGGAACAAAGAGAGTCTTTTATTAGCTTTATGGAAGGCTGGAATAAAAACATAAATGTAAAAAATTCAGGTATGCCAATAATGATGAAGATTTTATTTGCTAAGCAAACAGCGAACGGTTGTTATGAAGCTTGGGAATATGATGAATCCTCGGGCAAGTTTGCCAAGAAAAACTTACGAAGGTTAGCCTAGGGATACATTACAAGAAGAAAAAGCTTTAAACTGGTTGAAAGACTGGGAAATTTAAAAAACAAAAAAAACACTTGACAAATATTATAAACGTGTTATATTATAAACATCAATATCTCGGAGGATAACATGGAAACATATGTAATTTTACAAATTAGACCATTGAGCAAAAGCTACAATGGTATCATTAAAAAACAGGGAGAGACAATATCTACTTTCCCAATATCACACTTACTTACACTAGGTTTTGATCAAATATCGATTGATAAGGTAGTAACAGACTTTATTGATGATGACCAATCGACTAAAGATGGGTATTTTGAGTATAGAATATCTCGTAACACGTCTACTGGTCTTGTATCTCAAAACACTAAGCAGATACAAAGAATAATGGATGAAGTAAAGAGGTGTAATGGGGAAAATAAAAGAGAACAAAGTACATTAAACTTTGTAAACTTACACGCTCATAGTGGTGTAGGCTCGCCGTTTGATGGCTTTGGCTACCCACAAGAACACATGGACTTTGCATACCTAAATGGGTGCGACGCCCTTGCACTTACCGATCATGGCAACATGAATGGCTTTGCTTATCAAGTGCTTCATGCAAAGAAGATGAAAGAAGCCGGAAAGAACCTCAAGCCAATCTTTGGTGTTGAGGCATATTTTACTCCATCGGTTCCCGAATGGAAGGAGAAGCTCGAAGAGCTTAAGAAAGATAAGAAGAAAGCCAAGACGATTGATGCTGATCGTTCCGGCACAAATATCGAGGCTGATGGTGAGTCCAAAGGTTTGTCCAAGTCGGATATCAATCGTACTCGTCACCTTATTCTTATCGCAATGAACCAAACTGGTCTCAACAACATCTTCAAGATGGTCTCGGAATCTTATCATGGAGACTATTACTATCGCAAACCACGCATGGACTATGATCTCCTCGCTAAATATAATGAGGGCGTCATTGCTATGTCTGCTTGTCTTGGCGGAGTGTATGCTGGTTGCTACTGGCAGAACCGTGAAGAAGGTGAGGAAGCCATCTTGGACTGCATGCGAGAGACTACTCGCAAAATGCAAGATATCTTCGGTGATCGTTGGTATGGTGAATTACAATGGAACAGTGTACCCGAACAGCATGAACTCAATCGATATATTGTTCAAATTGCTGACGAATTCGATATGAAGTTAGTATCAACTGCTGACTCTCACTATCCCAATCCTGATGCTTGGGAGCACCGAGAACTATACAAACGTCTTGGTTGGATTGGCAAAGGCAAGCCCGAATGGATGGGCGAATTCCCCGAGGCGAGGGAAGACCTAGAATTTGAACTCTACCCAAAGAACGGAGACGACATGTGGGAGTCTTACAAGAAATATTCTGAGAAGTGTGGTGTTGAATATGATGACGACATGGTTCGAGACTCTATTGAAGAGTCTTGTCACATTGCGTTTGAGAGATGCGAGGACTTCTTGCCCGACACAACTGTTCGTCTTCCGGACTTCGTTGTCCCTGCTGGATATGAGGAAGACACTTATCTCGAACGACTTGCGTCCGAGGGTTTGTTCTCTCTTCTTAGGAAAAAAGGTTTAATGAGCAAGCAAACGAAGTCTCGCTCGACTATATACGAGTATGAGGAGCGACTTAAGCATGAGTTAAAGGTAATCGCTGACCGTGGTTTCTCAAAATACTTTCTTACAATGAAAGCTATTTCGGATAAAACAAATGAAGTACAACTTTCAGGCCCCGGTAGAGGTTCTGCGGCTGGTTCTCTGGTCGCTTATGCTCTGGGCATCACTCAAATCGATCCTATTGCTTATGGACTATTATTCTCCCGTTTCCTTCGATCAGATGCTACGGATTATCCTGACATAGATTATGATGTATCTGACCCGATGACTCTCAAGGACATCTTGATTGAACAATGGGGAAATTCAACTGTTGTTCCCATCTCTAACTGGAATACTCTGCAACTACGCTCTCTTATCAAGGACATATCAAAGTTCTATGAGATTCCGTTCATCGAAGTCAATGCTGTTACTGGCAAAATGATGGCAGAGGCAACACCTCTTGCAAAGAAGAAGCACGGTATCAAGGCCGGCGTGTATACTCCAACATTTAATGAAGTCATAGAATTCTCTGATTCTCTTCAGAAGTTCTTCAAGAAGTACCCAGACGTTCAAAGTCACTGCGAGGCTCTACAAGGTTCTTACAGGTCTTGTTCTCGTCACGCTGGTGGTGTTGTGGTCGGTGAAGGTTTAGACCGCTTTATGCCCCTTATCTCGTCCAAAGGAGTCAGACAGACTCCGTGGTCTGAGGGCCAAAACGTTCGACAACTTGAACCAATGGGCTTTATCAAATTTGATATACTTGGCTTATCGACTCTTCGTATGATTGAGGACTGTATTGGTAAGATCCTTCGTCGTCACCATGGTATCGAGAACCCAACGTTTGAGGACATTAAAAAGTTTTATGACGAGCAGCTCCATCCGGATACGATTGATCTCAATGACCAAGCAGTCTATGAGACTATCTTTGAAGACGGTAAGTGGATTGGTATCTTTCAGTTCACAGAGAATGGAGCCCAGCGCTTTGCTAAGCAAGCCAAACCTAAGTCTATCATTGACCTCTCTGCTATCACTTCTATCTATCGTCCCGGTCCTTTATCGGCTGGTGTTGATAAGTCTTATATTGAGGCAGTTGAAGACCCATCAAGTGTGCGGTATCTTCACCCAATCATCGAAGAAATAACCAAAGAGACACATGGTTTCCTTATCTTCCAAGAGCAGATAGCTATGTTGGCTTATCGTCTTGGTGATGGAATCACAATGGATGAGGCAAATCTACTTCGTAAGATCTTAACCAAGAAAGGAACTGGCAAAGGCTTTGAGGTCAAAGACAAGATACATACCAAGTTCATTCGTGGTTGTGTTGGTCATGGTATTGATAAGCATGCCGCTGGGAGACTATGGCAAACCTTTGAGTATTTTTCTGGGTATGGCTTCAACAAGTCTCACGCTGTCTCTTACTCTGTGATCTCTTATCAATGTGCTTGGCTCTGTACCTATTTCCAAACGGAATGGACGGCTTCATTTTTGGATAAGGAACCAGAGTCTCGTAAGGAGAAGGCAATCAACCTTGCTAAGCAACATGGTTATAAGATCAAGCCGTTGCACGTAAACTATTCAGAGGATACTTGGCGTATTGAAGATGATGAGACACTCATCGCTCCGTTGACTGGTATCAAGGGCCTTGGTGACTCTGCCTTTGAGCAGATACTTCTTCATCGGCCGTTCAATACTGTCGAAGAGATGCTATTTCATTCCGAGGTTAAGTACAACAAGCTGAACAAGAAAGCATTTGATGTTCTGTGTAGAGCAGGCGCATTAGATGATTTGGTGGATGAACGTTTCACAGGTGACAGACACTTCTGGTCTGCCGTATGTGTCGACAAGCCGAGAACTAAGAAGAAACTAGATGAGAACATTGAAAAGTATCGTCCCGAGGGTTCATTTACCCAAGAGGAGAAGATAGAACACTATGCAAGTCTCACTGGTATCTTCCCTATCTCAATGGTTATGACCAATCATATACAGAACAGACTAGAAGAGAAGTTCGTCCCTCCTATCTCAGAGTATGACCCCGACTTACAAATCTGTTGGGCTATTCCTCGAAAGGTTGAGAAGAAGAAGACTCGTAATGGTAAGCACTACTTTATGATTACTCTTATTGATTCTAACTCTGTTGAAACTAGGATACGTTGTTGGTCTGTGAATCCCGATAAGGATGTGATCTATACCAATAGACCGTATATGCTAAAGCCAAAGTATTCATTAGACTGGGGTTTTAGTACTTATGGGAACGTTGATATCGCATGGTCACTTTTAGGATAGGAGAATTAGTGCAATATGCACTAGCAAATGAACCATTGGGGATCATCATTGATTACCGTAATGAGTGGAAAGTCATGAAGATCTTATGGACAACTTGTGATCGCCCAATGTGGGTTGAGAAAAAATATATAAAAAAATATTTGACAAAATAAGAAAACGTGTTATATTACACTTACAAACTCGGAGGATAATATGAGTAAAGAGAAACATAATCATGGTGCAGCAGTATCTGGTACCAAATCAGAGAAGATGCTAGCGAGTATAACAGAGTCTGTTGGCTTTTCTTTTTTAAAACTTAAAAAAGATTTTGAAGACCACGGAATATCAGAATGGGGTAGGAGATATCACGAACCACCCAAGGAGTGGAGACAAACAACTCCGAAAGGAAAGAAAAGAAAGTTTGTCTCTGATGGTTTCATACCAATTACAAAAAGCGGAAGAGGCATCATCCTAGAGCAAAAACACTCAGACAAACATGGAACAACAGAAGAAAAAGTATTCTATGACTTGATGAAAATAGAGAAAGGTGTATACGATGGTGATAACTGGTTGTGGTATGTATTCACAGGTTCCGCCGCAGAAGACATCGAGGTTTATAAGGAATTTTGCTTAGAGGCAAAACAAAAAGGCTTGAAAATAAAAATAATTTGGGGCTTTGACAACTATAAAAAAGAACTACAAAATATAAAGGAGGTAATTTATGGATAAAGAAGACAAAATCACGACCTATGGTGTTCGTTACCTAGGGAGTAAAAGCAAGATATTGCCGTTGATCATGCAAGTGATTGATGACTTAGATAAAGAAGATATGAAAGTAATTGATGTGTTTACAGGCACGACAAGGGTCGCTCAGGCTCTCAAAATGAGAGGTTATGATGTTACCACTAGTGACTTATCTTGGGCCTCTGAAGTGTACTCTGAGGCGTTTATATGCAATAATGGCGAGGTATCGTACCTTCAACAATATATAGATCAGTTGAACCTTGTCCCACCAAAAGCAGACTGGTTGACTAACAATTATTGTGATGTTGATATAATAGTCGACAAGAAGGTATATGATATGATCTCTGAAGAGGTTGAAGAAGAAGGTAAAAAAGTAATGAAAACAAAGAAAGCAAAGACTTTCACCATGGAGAAGGAGACAGTTAATATAAAAGTCTGGCATCCGAAGAACGGAGCCAAGGCAGATGCAATAAGAGAGGAGATCGAAGTCATGGAGATTGAGCCATGGGAAAAATCCTATCTCATTGCCTGTCTTATCTTCGCACTTGACAAGCTGGACAATACAGTAGGCCTTCAACAAGCCTATCTTAAAGGTTGGAAATCAGATAGGGTACATAAAGACTTAGTATTAACTGCCATCCCAAGCATTGAAGGTATGGAAGGACAACATCTATGTGGTGATGCTCTTAAACTAACTTATCCAAATGCATCGGTTGCCTATCTTGATCCGCCATATACAGCAGCAGACTACTCAACGTACTATCATATATGGGACAGCATCGCTCGTTGGGACAAGCCACAAGTAAGTCTCAAGACCAACAGAAGAATAGACAGAGTAAAGCAAAAGACAAATGAGCACTGGGATAAATCAATGAAGAGCCCTTGGTATTCAAAGCGCACAGCCTTGGAAGCAACCAAACAACTGATTGACAGACTTCCTGTTAGATATTGTGTATTCTCTTACTCAGACGAGGGTCTTATCAAGTATAGTGACATGGAGGACATATGTAAACAATATGAGGATTACAAGTTCCATCAAAAAGAACATGATAGACATGTCATGTCCCGCATCGGAGCAGGTGGAGACAAAGCAGAGAATGCAAAGAAAAAGAAGAACATCGAATACGTTATCGTAATCGATAAGGGAGAGCAAGTAGATGAAGAAGACATTACAGCTGATTTTACTGGTGAAATATTTTAAGAAAAAAACTTGACAAATAACGCAAACGTGTTATAATATAAACAGAAGGAGGTTGAAGGCTAAATTGAGAGCCCAAGTGATCTCCAACAAAAAGACTTCATTAAGTCATGCTCTCTTAACAATGAATTAACAACCTTGGAGGATACTATGCCGTACAATTCATACAACAAACATTACACAAACTACCGTGAGCTTCGCCTTGAAGCTAAGCCACAACGCAATCTTCATGATACGGTTTACGAACCAGTAACTGGTGCTACCGTAAAATTCGATTATGAAGAAATAAAAGAAGACACAGAGCTGATCCAATATCGATGGGAAGTAGCAAAAACCAAAGCCTCAATTGCCTATCTTGAAGAGCAAAAGAAATTCCATAGCAAGTTGGTGCGCTTTCCTATAGCCATAGGCAACATGAATCTTCCGGAATTTTACGAAAGAACGAACACAGAATCAACAAATACACGCAATTTTTATGGTGATGAAAAGTATCGCAAAGCTAGTTGGTCCGAAAGAAGGCAATCAGCGATTACTTCTTGGGATGTGTGGAAGAACGAAAAGATAGGGTCTTTAACAGACTACCGTGGCTATGACAACGACTGGAACATTCGTAAAAAATCTCATAAAGAAAAGGTCCAAGAGGAGTTTGAATATATGACAACCGGCGACGGTTTCAACTATTATCTCAACGAATTGGCTATAGCAGAAAATCTCAAGATACATGAGGAAGTGTTTGGTGAGGCAAACACACTTGCTGTTTTTATTGCTGAAAACGAAAGAAGAGTTCGCGCTCAAAGAGAATCGCTTTATGTCGACATTAGAAAGTTAAAAAATGGAGTTCAAAAGGCTATGAATGATTTGAGTCCACAGCGGAGATCAGAAAGTCCCTATTATCAAGGAGATGCAACAAAACTAATTTCTTCAATGAGGTCTATCAACAAGAAAATTAAAGATTTAGAACAAGATCTTGTTTGTTTCAAAGAAGCATTTGCTTCCGAGTGGGGGAAAAACACGGTCTTATCTGCCTTTGGCAACACTGTCGAAGAGATAAGCAAAAAGAATCCTTATCTTGAAAAAAGAATTCTTTGGGAATCTCTTCTAGAAGACACAAGGGTCATTTATAACAATATCATAGAAAGAATAGGGTCCTTGGAGCAACACCTTGAGAGTCTGGGAACGGAAGAAGAGTTCGTGGCTCAACAAGAAGAGAGAGATAAACTATTCCGTCAAAGATATGAGCGAAAGGAAGAGATAAAAAGAAATTTGGAAGATCGCCGCTTAGCTAGAATAGAAGCATGGCCCGATCAAAAAGAGGAAGACAGAGTTGCGGCTCTTTTGGAGAAAATAAAGAAAACTGGGTATGGTCATGGTCACCTCTCATCAACTGGTAAAGAGAAATATTTCTATACCGAATTTGATGAGGCTAAGAAAGCAGAAATCAATATGTTCAATCAGGACGGCAGAAGACTTGATCTTTATCCGAAAAAAATCTCAGTTTCGTTCACAAAGTGGAACAAAGAAAGGCGCCGAAGAGAGAGTCGGGAACGTTCAATATCTGGCTATTTTCACAGAACCTTTCGAGAACTTAAAGAATAAAAAAAATAATAAAAGTCCCTTGACAAATTGTCGAGGGCATGTTATAGTATAACTACACAATAACCAATAAGGAGGATTTATGTGGAATGATAATAAAGACAAAATAGTAATGGTCGCCGAATGGGACGACGAAGACACAGACAAAGACGAAGCAGGTCATATGATCGACTTTATCAAATCTGTGAAGGCAATAGAGGACGCGATGGCTCCATACAAAGAGCAATTGAAGGATCTCAAAGCAGACTATAAGGAGAATGAATGGCTTGATGCTAAACAACAGCGAACAGCCGTTAAGATCCATAGGATGATCAAAGATGATGTTGATATGGACGAGTTTATTGACCTATTCAACTCTATTAAGCAAGTTGTACCATCAGGAGGTGAATAATGGAAGTGACAAATGAAAACCCACACGAAACCCCCTTGTTAACTCAAGGGGACTTAGCAGTCGCTGCTTTTTGTGTATCAGAAGTCTTTAACTCTTATCTTGAGAACTATCAAGAAGAAGATTATGGAGACTTAACCAAAGAACAGATGGAAACGTCTATGAACAACTTGAGACTAGCCTTTATAAAGTTTGACTCAATGTTGAAAGCACTCAACCCAGATCCGGAGGCACCAGATGAAAGTGAAAATCAAGAAACTGAGTCCTGATGCCAAGGTGCCTAGATATGCAAAACCCGGAGACGCTTGTATGGATCTCTATGCTGTAAGTCACATCATAGATAAGTACGGCAACCAAGTCTACGATACACAGATAGCCATGGAGATACCCGACGGATATGTTGGGCTTATCTTTCCACGGTCATCAGTATCAAAGACTGGCTTATCTCTTCGCAACGCTGTCGGTGTTATTGACTCTGGATACAG